ATGGCAGGCCCATCAAAAACATATTACGGTGTATTAAGATTTAGGACTATGTCTCAAGGGATCCCGGGATACCAAACCTTATCTTTTTACGGATTCTAATATGCTTATGGTGGACCTGGCGGGAGTCGAACCCGCGTCCAGAATCCTTTTCAATCGACTTCATACAGTCTTAACTTTAATTATACTATCTTTTGACGAGCCCGTCAAGATCTATCCTCGCCTGATAATAAACTGAATCTGCTATGCAAATACGCCTAACGGATAAAAATATTTATTAGGCAACAACCGGTAATGAACCAATTACCTGCGGTTTATTTTCGGCATTTAGTGGCATAGTTGTAGTCACTGGTGTTACATTAGTATTAAATCTTTGGGCATCAATTTCGATCATGCTGTCAACAAAAGTTAAAATTTGAGGTGCAATTCCAGACCTATATGTATCTAACCACAATTGTGTATTTTCAGCTTCGACAGTATTTCCAGCAGTCTGATACTCTGCAATTTGTGTATTTGCTGACAGTATATGACTGTATATATTGTCAACTTCGTCAAGCACAGCTTGCCTTGCTTTGGCATCGGTCATGGCCTGTTGGTTGTCTAACATTTCCCCGTGCTTGGCATCCACTAATGATTGGACTTCTGTGAGTTTGGCCTGTACCTGTTCTGTGGTACTTCCAGGGGTGTTAGCCATGTCACTTAATTCCTGCATTTTAGTGTTTATTACCGCAAGCCCTGCTTTATCTGTTACAGATGAAATCGTGGCGTTTAACGAAATTTCAGGAATGCCTAGCGCCTTAGACGCATCATTAAATTTTTTACTCACAGTATTAAAGGCATCTTCCATGCTAAAATTTGTTTCGCCTGGAACAAGATCTTTTTTATATAGGTCGTTAGCAAATTTAGTAAGGGCATCTATTTTTGGTTTGACATAATCTGTGAACTGTTGTCCCAAACTAGGTTCAAGCCTTGCGGCAAGATCGGCTTCGGTTTGTTCCGCCGCCGCCGCTACATCGGTCACAGGGGTACTGGCTACAGTTATATTACTCCATACATTAGTTACTGCGTCTCGTACACTGGCAAATGCTCCACTTGTGGAGTTATCCAACCATGTTCCAAAATCTCCAAAACTCTGTGAAACTTGTTTTTGTAAATCTTCGCCAAGACCTGATCCTATGTGCAAAGCACCAAGACCAAATTGGGTTGCAAATGATATCAATAGGTCAAAAAAACCTGCTTTAACGGCCACAGGAGATCCAGTAGTCTCTACACTGTCCACATTTTTTTGCTTGTTTTGGTTGAGCCAAATACCTAACTGTTTAAGAGATACCCCATTTGAAATAGCTTCTGCTTGTGGTGCTTCAATCCCCATACGAATCTTCCTTAAGCTAGTGCTATGCTGGTGGTACCCTGCATATATTGATCTGCGGCATCTTTTTTGCTAGGTACCATGACAAATACGTGTTCATGTTTAAGGGTGATGATGCTTTTATCGCCGAGAAATATCCAAGGGATCATTCCTAGTCCGCCACCACTCATAGTTAGTGCCAACGGGCGATCAATAGTAATTCCTGTAGCTTCTTCTGATTCAAGGCGAGCAATAATTTCGTCACCGTTAATTAATTTAATACTTACAACATCGCCCTTAGCGATAGGTTTACTTAATAACATCTTTATCCTTTTCTTTGTGCTAATGTGGTTACATCTTGTCGGCGTCTATTGTTTTCTCTTTCAAGAAAACTTACACGCTGATTTAGCTCAAGCAGTTGTGCCTGTGCTCGTTGAAGTTGTTGCTCTAATTGGGCAATCTTCTGATTATCTACATTATTTGTCGTCATTTTCTTCTACTGGCAATTCGCATAATGCTTCTAAGGTCTTATAATGATCATAGGCTTTCTTCAATGCGGCAAAATGTTCTAACTTTTTAGGGTCAGGAACAAGTATAGCCAAACGCTTGTTTATATCTTCTAATGTTTTAGCAAGGCTAACACCTTTGATTTTAACATCACCTTCAAAATCTGCGTCGGAGGTGACATGTAGACCAGTACCGGTATGATTAGTGGTATAAATTGCAGGAGCATTAGTCCATGAATAAGGAGATCCAGCTCCACTTGATAGTGTGACATTTCCATAATTTAAACCAGTATTACCGGTATAACTATAACAACCTGTATTTAACGTTGATACGAGTACACTCGATACTGTATTATATCCATTTATGCTTACTGTGCTTATATCTTTAGCTTCTGGCAATTCAATCTGTAGGTCTGTAGTCATAGAATCACCTTATTAAAATATTTTTTTAATTCTTCAAATCCACCTATATGTTCATTGTCTAAAAATATTTGAGGTACTGTTCTAGCATTAGGAACTGCTTCTAATAATTCTTCTTTGGTATATCCATCACCTATTTTACGTTCTTCAATTTGATAACCTTTGGCTGTTAATAATTTTTTTGCCTGATCACAAAACGGACAATGGTACTTACTCCATAAAATCGCTTTCATTTTATATTCCTTTATAGTTCTGGTAATTCTTCATAACTGACGTTATCACTCATAACTCCTATCACATAATTGGTACTTTCATTTTCTTGTAAGGCAGTTTGTTTTTTATTAATATTCACGTGTTTGTTGAACCAAGGAATTGGACTAGACCTCGGATGCTCACCTAAATATTTAATGCCTATATCTTTTAGTTTTATAAAAGCGGTATGGTCAACAAAATCTTTTAAAATGGTAGCATTAAGGCCAATTACAGGGCCTTTACTAAACAGATAATCCGCCCAAGATTTTTCTTCTTTTATAACATCCATATACATTTGATATACTTCTGCCTCACATTGTTCTTTGGCCATAATAAATCTTTCGTCGTCTTTAACAACATTATTAATTAACCAAGCAGTCCATTCTGTATGCAATAGTTCGTCTTGCAGAATTAAGCCAATAATGTTGCCATTGCCAATATAGATTTTATTCTCAACCATTGCTAGACTTGTAGCGAATGATACCATAAAACGGAAGGCTTCAAGGGCATAGCTGGCGTTTAATGCTAACCAAATTGCTTTAACGTGTTCGTGTTCATCTACATGAAGATCCGATTCTATACAGCAGTTTAGTTTGTGTAGTTTTTCATAGTACTCACCAACATTGGCTGCCATTTCTACAATTTCTTTAGTGTCGTGGATCTTGTTAAATTCGTCTTTAGGTACACCATAGACATTACGGATGATATGACTGTAGCTCTTGCTATGGATATTAGTTTCAAAGAAACTCCAATTACTAACCAGTGCCTCAAGTTCTGGAATACTAATAACAGGTTGAAACACCTGTGAAGGTGCCCGACCTTGTATACTATCTAATGCTGTCTGGCGTAAAAGATTGCTGGTAAAAATATGTTTAACAGCATCGCTAGCTTCTTTATGATCAATTTTATCTTTGGTAAGACTGATTTCTTCCGGAACCCAAAAAAATCCTCGAGCTAGTTCTTCAAATCTAGCGATCTTGGGATATTTAACTTCTTCAAATCTTTGAACTGTCACCGGTCCTTCTGGATCTAAAAACATTTTACGTTTTAGATAATTTGTCTGTTTGCTTAGATTATATTGTGCTCTACTCATTTATGTGTCTCTTTCTATAGTCTTCTATTGCGGCCTTGATAGCATCTTCTGCCAAAATACTACAATGTATTTTTACTGGCGGTAAAGCAAGTTCTTCAGCGATTTCGCTATTTTTAATACTGCCCGCTTCGTCCAGTGTTTTTCCTTTGACCCACTCTGTAATGAGTGAACTAGAAGCGATTGCGGAACCACATCCATATGTCTTGAAACGAGCATCTCTAATAATACCATTTTCTACCTTTATTTGTAATTTCATTACATCGCCACAAGCAGGTGCACCGACCATACCAGTACCCACTGTAGGATCATCTTTTTCAAACGATCCTACATTGCGTGGATTTTCATAATGATCAATAACTTTATCTGAATATGCCATTATAGTTTACATGCCTCGCAATCTTCTTCTAGCGGTTCATACAGGATAGCATTATCAGAGGTAATGATTCCTGTACTATGTCCATTTACAGTTATCTCATTTGTTCCGGTCATTCCTGCTTTAGCTCCAACTTTATTAATTAAACTGTAGTATATACTCTTTATGCCCCATTTGTAAGCCAACATTAAATTTCTGGCGATCAATGTTCCGGGGATTTTACCGCCTGTGAAATGAGCAGGGTTATAGAAAGTGTTTGTTGAAAGACTTTGGTCAATATATGCTGCCAACACAGCCGAGGTTTTCAAATAGTCAACACAGTCTGTTTGATCCCACATTAACTGATAACGATTCTTTAGACGTTTGTACTCTGGCACGACCTGTACAAACGATCCAGCTTTTGATTCCTTCACAGAAATCAATTCCATCGGCATTTCAATTCCGTTGGTGGAGTTTAACACAACTGAGCTGGACTCAACTGGTGCCACAGCCATTAAAGTAGCGTTGCGGATACCATACTGTTTCATCTTGTTACGCAATGGCTCCCAATCTAAACTAGGTGTAAAATCAGTTAATTCATTAACGCCGTTAGAGCGACGTTCCCAAGGAAAAATCCCCTTACCGTAATAGGTATACTGACTACGTCCGCATGGGCCTCTTTCTTGGGCAAGCTCGACACTGGTTTCAGTAAGGTAATATGCTTGGTGTTCCATCCAGCGTTTGACTTCGGCAAGGGCTTCTGTGGTGCCGTATTTTAAACTGCGGCGAGCATGCCAGTAGGCTAAGTTTGTGATACCGACACCTAATGGTTCAAAGTCTGTGTTGGCTAATTTACTCTGTATGCTTAAAAAGTCTTGATAGTTTAATAGATTGCTCAAACTACGTACCAACACACGACAGCATTTACGCATTTCTTGCGGGTTACGGAACGCCCCCCAGTTTATTGATCCAAGTGTGCAAAGAGCAATGCGCCCCTCAGGGTCTTCAATTCTCTGGAAAGGGCGGGTGGGTAAAAGTATCTCTTGGCATAGGTTTGATTGATATATTGGGTCAAGCTTCGTATCAAAAGGACCCTGGTTGATAACGTTGTCGATGTTGACAAGATAGATGCGGCCAGTGTCAGTACGTTCCTTAAGGATACCGTTTTTGAATATCTCATCTGCCGATACTGTTTTCTTTTTAACTGTCGGATCTTTTTCATAATTTAAGTATAATCTTTCAAATTCTTTGCTATCACGATAGTATGCTTCATATAAGTCTGGAACTTCTGCAGGGTCAAACAGTGACATTGTTTCGCCGTTCTTATAACGTCTCCAGAACATGGCATTAACAACAACAGAGTAATCCATTTGACGTACACGAGTTTCTTCTGTGCCTTGGTTATTCTTTAAGACAATGAGATCTTCAAACTGATAATGCCAAATAGGGAAAGTAACTGTACAGCTTGCATTACGAATACCACCTTGACTGCAGGAACGTAGATCAGCAAACCATTTTTTTAGGAACGGGATCATTCCTGTATGTTTAATTTCTCCATTCCTTATGGGGGCGCCTAAAGGACGTATACGACCAATCTCTAATCCTATGCCAGCACGTTTGCTGGCATATTTGGCCATCATTTCGCCTGCGGCAAATATTGAGTCCAACGTGTCGTCTGAGCTAATAAGTACGCAACTAGAAAACTGTTTAGTGGTAGTGCCCAGCCCAGCCAATACTGGTGTTGCAAGAGTAAAGTGTCCAGAGCTGGCACATTCGTAATATTCTTTAACATATTTTAATCTCGATTCTTTTGGTTCATTGTGAAAGGCTGTTGCAGATGCTACAGCATAACGTACTTGTGGTGTTTCAAAAATTTGCCCTGTGGCTCGATTTTGCACAAGATATTTTTCTGCTAGTTGAGCGATGGCGGCAAATGTATATTCCTCGTCTTTAGAATGATCAATAAACAAATCAATAATATTCCATTCATCTTCGGTATACCATTCAAGAAGTTCTTTTGTATACATACCAAGGTCTACATTTTTCTTTACAATACTATATAATTTTGGAGGTATATATTCTCCGTAGACCTCTTTACGTAACATACTAACTTTTTGTCTCCCGGCCACATACTGATAGTTTACATTATTAATTTCTGGATTTTCTGTTTCGTCGATAAGATCAACCATGGCCTTGAGTAATAGTTCATCTATAGTCTCAGTGGTGATACCCTCGTGCAATTCAATTTGAGCTTTGATTTCGATCATTGATGGACTTGCGCCATCTATACCTTTACAGCAATGTGCAACCTGTCGTTGTATTTTTGAAATATCTAATGGGGCACGTTGGCCACTGCGCTTAACAACTGTAATCATAGGTAACCTTATTATTTTTATGGAAAAACGGACTAGACTGATATTTACCTAGGCCTTTGTAGGATCACTATGTTTTCTAGGTGAAACGAATCAGGAATATCTTGGGCTTTAATTGGGCCTATATCAAAATTAAGTACGTCATTATCATTTAAGTATACTAGATTATACAACTTACGATGATCTTTGTCTACCATAGTTTTAATTTCTACATGACTATTGGCAAATTTTTCAGTGAGCAATATAGTGTATCCCATCATAATAGCGATGGTAAAATCATCATATATATTTTCGGAAAGTATTTGCCAGGGTCTTGGCCAGCTTCGTTGGTTATATGGGTCAATTGACTTATTATATGCCGTAAACGGCATGTTCTTCCAAAAGTCTACAACCAATTGTAAGGGGTTATCAGACCTGTCTATTTCTTTTCTTAATTCAACCCAAGCAGACAGTCTTTGGTCTACTGTTAATTCTGTCATTTACTGCAATATGTTATACTGGTATTCTAATGTTCCAAAACTATTTGTGCTGGTATAATATACCGACACAGTAGTGGTCGCAGTATTTAATGCTACATTAAATTCTATACCTCCACTATTGGAACCTACATAAGAATAAGTTTCAGTTAAGGTGATTACAGGGTCGGGTGCAATCTTGCTAACACTAATTAATAAATTGCCTTTTCTTGAAATTCCCAGGCTTTGTTTGTTAACAATATATTGAAGGTTAATAGCTTGGTCGGTGTTGCTGTAAGGAATCTTGCAAAATGTAACAGGGATGACGGAAGATTGAATTGTAGCAGTGATAGCCACTGTCTCTGATATTCCTAGTCTACCTTGTATGGCAGGAACAAATACAGTACTTACTTGTCCTAAAACATTTATAGAATTCAATCTGTCAAATCTATCACCAGTGGAGACATTTCCGGGTGCATCGAATTGTATTACAGGACTTGCGGCAGCTAAATCAGCCGAATTGTCCATATTGTTTCCAACTTGTTTAAATGTGTTAAAAGAACTTACATGACCTCTTGGTGTAGATATATTTCCGCCTATACCTACATAAATTCCTTGGTATTCAATGTTTTCAAATATATTCTTGGTAATTTTAGTATACATAGGGCCAGTGACGTTATTTGGCGCAATTGTCCCGGCCCATACTATACCTTGATATAAATTTTCAAATCTATTTTTTTCTATTATAATGTTTTCAATGTCGTAATCGGATTTTAAACCAAATTTAACTTGGTCAAAAATACAATTTTCAATTTTTATGTTTTTTGAAATTATAGGGCCTTGTCCTCTTAATTCGATGCCTACATAGTTGCTACTGCTAGGTAAATTAAAATTATGATATCCGGAAAATTTACAGTTATCGATTGTACTATCTTCTACACAGTCTGCTCTTAATAAAGGTACTGCTGAAGTTGTACTGGTGCCTGTTCCATAATGGAATGAGATGCCTTTAATGTTTATATTTCTTGGTTTGCCTAAACTACTTACATTAGAAGAACCGCTAACAAATACAGTATAAGTTCCTCCATTGCCTACACTGGTACTATCGCAAAATTGCATAATACCAGAAGTACTGGTTGTTAATTCTAATTTGGTTTTTTCTGGGCCATCGCCTATAATGTTTGAATAAGGCGGAATGAAAATAGTAGCAGTTACAATATATTTTCCTGCAGGAAAATAAAGAGACCTTCTACTTGCTTCATAACCTTTATCTGTGTTTAAAAATAATTGATCTATTGCTCTTTGAATTGCAGGAGTATCATCTGTAATTCCGTCGCCCATAGCGCCAAAATCTAAAACGGTTACAAAGTCGTCTAATTTGCTGAATACAGTTCTTGTTGTTTGTGTAACTACTGGGCTAGGACTATGTCCTATATAGCTATATGATGGTAAATTGAATATGTTAGGAACTGTATGTTCTGTGATAATCTCAGTATTACCTAATTCGGGTGCACCTTCTGCCAAAGTACCATTACCAATATACAGTTTCCTTGTGTCGACAGCCCACCCAAATTCACCACTATCTAATTGTGGTAAACCAGTAATTTCCTCTTGTCCTCGGCGGACCTGTATTTTTGCAATCTCAATAATGGCCATAGATATATACCCTTCTTAGGGTATTTATCTTTATTAGGTAAGCAACTGTTTCATGCCTTGCAGACCAGTAGTATAATACTCTTCAACTTTACTGAGCCAGAGGTCCTGATATTTGTTAAAATCTTCAGGCAGTAGATCAAATTGCTGATATTGAAAATCTCTACTACACATGAAGATAACGCCACGCTTCATATCAGTGCCGTATACTTCATTATGTGCTAAGATATATGCTGTTAGCTGTAGGTAATAGTCCTCTACCCATTCAGCTTTTTTAGGCTTGTTTGTCTGCTTGTGGTCACACACTGCTGGGATGCCTTCAAACATACCAACCAAATCAGTAGTTCCACTATACAATCCTGGGAAATACAAGCTCTGTTCCATGGCCCATACTTCATCCATTTTACTGAGCCCATTCTCAATGATAACGTCAGCCATCTTGTTGGCCTGTACATGTACTGGGTTATTGCCTGGTTGTCGCTGTTCTCCAATCAAGAAGCGTTCTAAGTTGGCATGCATGGCAGTACCAACACCTGCTGCCTCTGTGGTAATTTGTTGTGCTTTTTCGTGCCCAATTCGGTCTTTCCAGGCATTTAAATGTGTCATATCTTTAGTAGAACTAAGAATAGTGGTAACACTTGGTAACCGTTCTCCATCAGGGGTTACATATATCCGTTTGCGTGTAACTGGATCGTTAATTTGTTTACAATTTTTGTATTGAAATCTTTCAACAAAAGGTGGTGGTTTTATATTCATTTTTTAACTATACATGAATGTTTTAACTTTGTCAAATCTTGTTTTAGGTTTTTCTTTAGAAAAGAAACTTAATGGCAGGATAGTTAATCCGATTCCGCTAAGGTACGTATTAAAATTATAGATATTGTCACTGCTTAAATTTTTTAGATATCTTGTATGACATCCGAGCACTTTAATCCTTTCATTATCTAATATATTAGTATTATAGCGGAAGTAGTTATCGCCGGGCCAAAATGTATGACTATTTGTATACTGCGTATTAGCGGTTAATAATTTATGTTTTTTGGCAACAACTGAATAATATAGGAATTCGCTATGTGGAACTGTTGTATGATCTTCTATAAACCATTTTGCAAATTCATCAAGATCTCCAAAATTGTCAATCACCGATTGTTTAATCACAAACGGAGTTTCTGGGCATAAGTGTTCTGTTTCGGGCTCTACTCCTAATTGTTTAGAATAGTAATTAACGGTAGATAAAAAGTCAACTTGATCAGTGTTTAATATTTCTTTAAGTATACCATTGCCATGTAATTCACTTCTCCACTCTTCTGTATCAGTTGGGCGTATAAAAAAATTTTTCGAGTCTAGTACTATATAATCGTCTTTTATTTTTTTAGACATTAGTATCTTATGTACTTGTTGTCGAACCCACCCGATGTAAGAATCAGTTGAATCATTATATTTGTCAGGGACTGTTAATACAAGGTCGTGTTTAGTGTAAAACGGTTCTAATAAAGAATGCCATTTTTCTATATTGGGATTTTTTTCATTAATCACTACCCAATGTCGGCAAGGTTTTACAAATTTGCTGATACTCTCAGCTTGTAAAATCATCTGGGGGAGGTCACGTTCGCACGATACTGTCAAGAGGTCCATTGTTACTACTTGGAAATATCTGCCTGATAGTCTT